GAATTAGGCTTTGCCGACGGCGTGCTGACGCGCGAAGCGGCGCTGCCCGAGGACGATATCCCGGTCAACAGCTACCAGTTCAGCCGCCGGGCGGTCACGAACTCGCTGCTGAGCAAACTGCCGAAGCCCGAACAGAAGTACCCTTTAGAGCCGCTCGAGCAGCGGCTCAATCTTTTGAAAGTATGAGGAGGAAATCACATGAACAGTATTCAGGAACTCCGCGAAAAGCGCGCAAAAGCGTGGGATGCGGCAAAAGCGTTTCTCGATACCAAGCGCGGAACGAACGGCCTGCTGTCCGCCGAAGACGTGGCGACATACGAAAAAATGGAAGCCGACGTCGTCAACCTCGGTAAGGAGATCGACCGGCTCGAACGTCAGGCGGAAATCGACGCCGAACTGAACAAACCCACCGCCAATCCGCTGACGAGCAAACCGGCGCAGCCGGCAGGAGAAGACAAGACCGGGCGTGCATCCGCAGCGTATAAAAAGGCGTTCTGGAACGTCATGCGTTCGAAGAATCCGCATTACGATGTGGTCAACGCGCTGCAGGTCGGCACCGACAGCGAGGGCGGATATCTCGTTCCGGACGAATTCGAACGCACGCTGGTTGCCGCGCTCGAGGAAGAAAACATCTTCCGTTCCCTCGCCAGGGTCATTCAGACCTCGAGCGGCGATCGCAAGATTCCCGTCGTAACGACGCACGGTTCCGCGTCCTGGCTGGATGAAGAGGAACTCGTACCCGAAAGCGACGAGGCGTTCGGCCAGACCTCGATTGGCGCGTTCAAGCTCGGTACCTTCATTAAGGTATCGGATGAACTGCTCAACGATTCCGTGTTCGACCTGCAGAGCTATATTACAACCGAGTTTGCACGCCGGATCGGTCACAAGGAAGAGGAAGCGTTCTTTATTGGCGACGCGGACGGGAAGCCGACCGGCATCTTCAACGCGACCGGCGGCGCGCTGGTCGGCGTTACGGCGGCAGGTACGACGGCGGTAACGGTCGACGAAGTGCTCGACCTGTTCTACAGCCTGAAATCGCCGTACCGGAAGAAGGCCGTGTTCGTCATGAACGATACGACGGTAAAGGCGATCCGCAAGCTCAAGGACGGGCAGGGCCAGTATCTCTGGCAGCCCGCGCTGACGGCCGGTACGCCGGATTCGATTCTGAACCGTCCGGTGTATACGTCCTCGTATGTGCCGACGATTGCCGCGGGAAATAAATCCCTTGCGTTCGGCGATTTCTCCTATTACTGGATCGCCGACCGACAGGGGCGTTCCTTCAAACGGCTGAACGAGCTGTTCGCCACCACCGGCCAGGTGGGCTTCATGGCGACGCAGCGCGTGGATGGCAAGCTCATCCTGCCGGAAGCGATCAAAGTCCTGCAGCAGAAGGCGTAAGGAGAAAACAGCATGGAATACAACGCGAAAAACTACATGGAACAGGGCGGCGACAAGCTGGTCATCGGCGGCACGCTGGAGATTCAGGAGGGAGCCTCGGTTACGGGGCTTCCCGCCGCCACGGCGGACAGTCCCGGCGTCGTCGGCATAGCCGCCAACCAGCCTGCAAGCACCGCGGCCGATGTTGCGGCGCTGGTCGCCGATTTTAATACGTTACTGGCGGCGCTGAAAACCGCGGGTATCATGGCGGCGGACGAGTAACGATATGAGCACGCTGCTGGAGAAGGTCAAAGCGAATCTGATCCTTGAGCATACGGAGGACGACGAACTGCTGCAGCAGTACATCGATGCGGCGGTTTCCTACGCGGAGGGGTATCAGCATTTGACCGTCGGAACCTATGAAGCTGCGGTCATGCCACCGACCACCGAGCAGGCAGTGATCATGCTCGCATCCCATTTTTACGAAAGCCGGGACGGCAGCACGGGCGGATTTTTCGCCGATAACGTGCAGGCCGGGCAGCAGGTTTGGAATGCGGTGAATACGCTGCTCCGGCTTGACCGGGACTGGAAGGTCGGCGTATGAGCTATGGCAAGATGAACATACGCATCTCGATCGTAGAGGAAACGGTAGCAAAAGATCCCGACGGATTCGCAACGAAAACGGATATCATCCTCGCTTCTCCCCATGCTTATCGGGAAGGACGGCACGGCTCCCAGAAATGGGTCAACCGTGCCGCTTTTTCCGAAGCGACCGACTTGTTCCGGTTTCGGGTGATCCCCGGGCTGACCGTTACGACGGAGCATGTGATCCTGTGCGACGGCGAGCGGTTCGAGATCACGTCGGTCGAGGACGTGAAGGGGCGGAAGATGTACATCGAGGTTCTGGCAAAGAAGATGGAGGCGGCCCGTGGCTAAGGTAACGATTAAAATGCCGACCGAGTTCATGGATCAGCTGACAAAGGCTGCGGAGAAAACGGATACCGCGATTCCGAAAGCACTCGAAGCCGGCGGCAAGGTCGTCTTTGACACGATGAAGGCAAATCTCCGCTCGGCGATCGGACGGGATACGAAGTACCCTTCGCGCTCCACCGGCAAGCTGTTGGCGGCGTTGGGCGTCTCTCCCGTCAAGCTGAACGACGAAGGTAACTATGACGTGAAGGTCGGCTTTTCGGAAGATCGCGAAGTCAGTAACGCCAAACTCGCGAACATCCTTGAATACGGGAAACACGGCCAGCCGCCGAAGCCGATTCTCAAACCGACGCGGAGATCGAGCCGGAAGCCCTGTATCGAGGCGATGCAGGCGGCGCTGAAAGAGGAGCTGGGCCTGAAATGAGCATGCTGCAGGAATTGAATATGATTGTGGAGAACGCCGGCCTTCCCGTAGAGACCGGCGTTTTCTCTGGAACTGCGCCGGATGCGTATGTCGTGGTGACGCCGGTTTCGGAGAACTTCGAGCTGTTTGCGGACAACACGCCAGGCATGAACGTCGAAGAAGCGCGATTGTCGCTGTATACGAAGGGCAGCTACATCAATAAGAAAGATCTGCTAGATCGAATGCTGCTGACCACCGGCTTTACAAATACGGACCGCCGGGATATCGACCACGAGGACGATACCGGCTATCACCATTACGCCATCGATGTGGTGAAAGAATATGAACAGGAGGAAATCTGAATGGCTACGATCGGGTTGGATGGGCTCTATTACGCCAAGATCACGGAAGACGCCAACGGCGATGAAACGTACGGAACGCCGACTAAGCTGGCGAAGGCGATCTCCGCCGATCTGGAAGTTGAAATCAACGAAGCATCGCTGTATGCCGACGATGCGGAAGCGGAGGTCGTGAAGGAATTCAAGACCGGAAAGCTGACGCTTGGGATCAACGACATCGGAGCAGCTGCAGCTGGCGATCTTGTTGGCGCAGTGTTGGATGATAACGGTGTGGTGATCTCCCAGAGCGAAGGGATGGCGTCGCCGGTGGCGATCGGCTTCCGTGCGAAAAAGAGCAACGGGAAATATCGCTATTTCTGGCTCTACCGGGTGTTGTTCGGCATCCCGGCGACGAACCTTGCGACAAAAGGCGACAGCATCACGTTCAACACGCCGAAGATCGAGGGTACGCTCTACCGTAGGAACAAGATCGACGGGCAGGGAAAACATCCGTGGAAGGCCGAGGTCAATGAGGACGATACGGGCGTATTGCCGGCGACGATCACAGGGTGGTATACGGAAGTATACGAGCCCACGTTCGCGGCTGCGGAATAACGGAGGGAATCTATGGATAACGAACGAGCCGCGTCTATAACGATAGCGGGAAAAGAGTATCAACTGATCCTCACGACCCGGGCCACGAAGGAGATCGCCAAGCGTTACGGCGGCCTTGCCAATCTGGGCGAAAAGCTCATGAAGAGCGAGAATTTCGAGATGGCGCTTGACGAGGTGGTGTGGCTCATCACTCTTTTGGCAAACCAGAGCGTCCTCGTCCACAACCTCCAGCATCCGGAGGACAAGCGGGAACCGCTGACGGAGGAAGAAATCGAGCTTCTGACCACGCCGACGGATTTGGCCGAATACAAGGATGCGATCATGGATTCGATGCTGCGGGGCACGAAGCGCTATGTGGAAAGCGAGCCGCAGCCGGAAAAAAACGCGTCGGCCGGGTGAGCGATGAGGAAACGTTCGCCCGGTTGCTCTTTTACGGCGTAACCCTGCTGGGGAGATCAGAGCGCGAAGTCTGGCTCATGCCACTTGGCGCTCTGCTCGACCAGTGGGAGATCTACAAGCAGTTCCATGGGCTGGCAAAAGCGAAGGTGGAATATGCGATCGATGAGATCATAACCGCGGGGATATAATCTGTGCTACGGTCAATATGCCGATAACGGCAAAAACAACAACAATAGTTGGATATTGTGATTTAATTCTTGCCGATAATATGGTATGATAGGCGTAGCACATAGGGGGCAAACGTCATGAAATACCTGTCTGTAGCGGAAATATCAAAGCGCTGGGGCGTAGCGGAACGAACCGTGCGTAATTATTGTGCTAACGGGAAAATACCGGATGCCTTTCTGACTGGAAAGACATGGAACATTCCCGAAACGGCGCAGCGGCCGGATCGCATCAACAAACATCGGGAAGAACCGGTCACGCTGCTGGAATTTCTGAAAGCGGAAAAAGCGGCGCGGACTTCTGGCGGCATTTACCATAAGGTGCAGATTGAGCTTACGTATAACTCCAACCACATTGAAGGAAGCCGGCTGACTCATGACCAGACGCGATTCATCTTTGAAACGAACACCATCGGCATGGATAACGGCTCCGTCAACGTCGATGACATTGTCGAAACCTCCAACCATTTCAAATGTATCGATCTGATCATCGATCAGGCAAATGCAGCGCTGAGCGAAAAACTTATAAAGCAATTGCATCTGATTCTAAAAAGCGGCACAAGCGGTGCGCGAAAAGACTGGTTTGCAGTTGGCGCGTATAAGCGTTTGCCCAATGAAGTCGGCGGCAAAGAAACCACTGCGCCAGAGGACGTTGCGCTACAGATGCAGAAGCTGATTCAAGGTTATAACGCAGAAAAAGTCAAAACTTTGGATGATGTTCTGGATTTTCATTACCGGTTTGAGTCGATCCATCCGTTTCAGGATGGAAATGGCCGTGTCGGCCGGCTGATACTGTTCAAAGAGTGCCTGAGAAACGACATCGTCCCATTTATCATAGACGACGAATTGAAATTGTTCTATTATCGCG